GTTATGTCAGCTGATTGCACGGTAGAAGCACCAACGAGAGGAGATAGGACGTACAAATGCACATATCCAAAGGTATCATTTAGGTTTGTTAAGTCTATATAATCCTTTATGTGGGCATAAGGTACGGTTAATTCCATTTTATTTCCTTTCTCGAGGTACAATACTTTGTGAGGAGCTGAGGACACCGATCCTAAAAATTCGTTACCGGTTGAGCGAAACTTTGTTGCACTTAATGACTTCGGAAAGTAAGCAACAAGCAACGCTCCTTGTTGAAAAGGTTCAGCATTCACTTTTATTTCCACAGACACGTCTGCTTTCATAAGCATGAAATGATTCGCTTTCTCAACAAGTAGGGGCGAGTTATCAAAAAGGGCCTGGGGAAGAGCAAATTGTTCCAAATATCGAGGGGTTCCAGATATATATTCCGCAAGAGGTAATTGAGACGACAACACTGGGGATGTTGGTGTCCAAGTTGTTCTCTTAATCTTTATCCACCTTTGCATAATGTCATACAAATCGTGTTTAGCAACTAAAGCATTACTACGCGATTGTACTTTTGACGGCATAGGAGGAGCGGGCACTGAAGCTTCGACTGAAGTTGAAATATCATTGCTTTCCGATGGAAGGTTGTTTAATGTTGATTGTTGAGTTTGTTCGTTAACATAATAGGTTTTGTGTTGAAGCAGATGTTATTGCAAACAACAACCCTGGGTTTATTTTAAGACACACCCGTACTAAATAGCACATGTCTTTCTTATATTACACAAGGTAATATAAGAAGCAGTGAAGATCTTCAACTTGCGTTTCGGGATATCGCAAGCATAGCATACACTGTCTTGTAAAGGGTGGTAAAAACTAGTTCTTACCGAAATAGCGCTCTTTATAAAGAGATGCTACTTCTGTGAAAGTTGGAATTTTTGTGGGACATCCGTTTGAAAACAAAGCCTTAATGAGGGTATTCCTAGCAGAATTAAATTCTTCTTCTCCATGAAAATAAATTTCCATGAGAGCAGCTAGGGTATTCTCAATAGTGGCTGCAACTTTCTTGTTTCCACGGATCCAATTGGGCATCTCACGACACACCGATAAGTCTAAGGGAGGCATATAATATCCATTTTTATCTAGGACAAATTTTCTTTTTAAGTAAGAAATGTCATCTAGAGTTCTATGGGATATTAATTCTCCTGTCTTAGCTTCATCAGTGTAAGTGAGCCCCATCCCGGCGAGGGAGTCGGTAATAGTGATCTGATTATACCAATCAACAACACGGCCTGAAATGTTTAAAACATTGTCATCACCATATGTTTGCATTGATACATTCTCAGTAAAATCACAATATATTCCTTCTCCCTCCTTTTCCTTACAATCAAGGTACGCCATTCGCATAACAATCTGGTTAAAAATTGAATTGAAAATGACAGTACCAGGATTTCCAGAAGGTTGTGAGTGGTCCCAATTAACCAACTCTCCGTTAACAAGAACTCGTGCATTGCAGATTTCCTCAAAGAGGACTCTGCGAATGAG